CCTGGCTCCTGAAGAGATCAGGCGCTACTGTGGCGGGAAGAGGTAGTGGGGAAATGCCTAGACCTTGCGGCCCATGCTCGGACAAACGGCGGACAGAATTAGACCGCCGGCTCCTGGAGAAGGATCTAACCGGCGAATCATTCCGGCGAATCGTGGAGGATTTCGGCTATAGCGAGACGGCTCTGAGGCGGCATTTAGAGAACCATATTGCAGCCGATTTGGGAGATATCAAGGCCATCATGGAGCAGGCCAGGATAGAGGCCCTGGAAGAAGCGAAGACCAAAGAGCGGGAAGATCTCAGGGAGGAAGTAGCCAGCGCCGCAAAGGATAGCATGGCTGCCAGGCTGGAGAACGCCGCCAGTTTCATTGATCAGCTTAACGAGGTGCGGGCCAGAGCAGCTAACCTCTTGGATCAGGCCGAGGCCTCCGACAACCTCCGGGCGGCAGGGGTATTCCTCCGAGAATTGCGTGAGCAGATTAGGCTCATGGCCGAGCTGGAAGGCAAGATCTCTAGCCAGCCTCAGCTAACGATTATCAATAATCCTGAATGGGTGGAGCTGCGAACCCTCATCATAACGGCCTTAGACGACTTCCCCGAGGCCAGGCAGGCGGTAACCGATGCCATCCGTAGGCGATGATTTGGCCTACTCCCTAGACCCGGTCCTATGGGCTCGGGAAGTGCTCGGCTTCTCCCCGGACCCCTGGCAGGCTGATCTACTAAGGAGCCGGTCAAAGAAGATTATCCTCAATTGCAGCAGGCAATCGGGGAAGTCCACCGTATGCGCTGCCCTAGGGCTCCATGAGTCCATCTACAGAAGGCCTAGCTTCGGCTTGGTGATCGCTCCTAGCCAGGATCAGTCTGCCGAGCTTATGCTGAAATTTGACGAATTCAGAGGCGCTGTGGAGCTGCCAAGCGATTACCTCAGCACCGACACCAAGCTTGCGGTGCGGTTCGCCAATGGCAACAGGTTCATCGCCAGGCCAGGGAGTGAGAAGACCGCCCGATCCTTCTCGGCTGTGACCTTACTTCTGGAAGATGAGGCAAGCCGAGTGCTGGATGATCTTTTCAATAGCGTTAGGCCCATGTTAGCAGTGAGCGATGGCCGGCATATTCTAATGTCAACCCCATTCGGCAAGCGTGGCCACTTCCATAAGATCTGGAGCGAGGAGAGAGACCTTTGGGAGTCTTTTGAAATTCCTGCCGAGCAATGCCCGAGGATCAGCCAGGAGTTCCTGGAAGGAGAGCGGAGATCTAACCCATGGTTCGAACAGGAATATCATTGCCATTTCATGGAAGCGATGGGCCAGGTCTTTAGTGATGCTACGATAGAAAAAATGTTCGATACTGACGAAAAACCACTATGGGGGAGCACATATGCTTGAAGATCACGAACCACGCCAGCCAGGCGAAATTAGAGCTTTTGTTGAATACAGGAACCAACCACGACCCCAACCTCAGCGCTATTTTGTAGGATGGGATATAGGCCAATCAATGGATTACAGCGCCGTGGCTGTCTTGAAAAAGACGGCTGGATACTATGTAGTGAATCACCTGGAGCGGCTGCCTTTGGGCATGGAGTATCCTGATCAGATTGAGCACGTCTATAGCCTGGTTAATCGCAAGCCGCTTGCCGGGGCGGATACAACGGTTTGCTTGGACAAGACTGGGGTAGGTGCGCCGGTATATGATGCAACCCGTAAGAAAGGCATCAATGCTGTTGGCCTCACCCTTCACGGTGGTGACGCGGTTACATGGGATGAAGAGAGAATAGCCGTCAAGGCTCCCAAAAAGGATGTAATCGGCTGTTTAGTGGTCCTGGCTCAATGTGGCTCGATTAAGATAGCCAAAGGGCTACCTTACGGCGATACTCTGCTAAAAGAGCTGCGAGACTATCAGATCAAGTTCAACCCCAACACCGCTAACGTCTCCTTTGGCAATGGCCGAGAAGCCGAGCACGACGATCTAGTTTTGAGTGTGGCAATCCCGTTATGGATCGCAGAAAATCGTTATCCCTGGCCTAAGCCGGTCTTTCGGTATATCAGCACAGGCCATACCCGGAGGCAGCGATGGTGAGGGCGGCGGCTCTCGCTCTCTGGCCGCTCCTGATCTTCGGTGCGGCTGTAGGCCTGGTCATGGTGCATATAACCTGCGATCCTGATCCTCTCTTTTTTCCTGCCTTAAATCCAGGTGATGAGTTTATATATAAGTAAGTACGTAAGTAAGTGCATGGCAATAGAATTGAGCTGTAAGTGTGGTCATAAATGGACCTATAAGGGCAAATCAGAGCACTATGCCACTTGTCCGAGATGTCATAACCTCGTTAACGTGAGGAAGGCCGGCGATACTGGATTGACACCTGAAGAGATTGACGTTCTGGATAGATGCGACAACGAACCACCAGAAGGCGCGCCCGCGTGTGATCCTTGGGCGGGGCATTTTGTGTGTAAGGAGTGCTGCGGGGGGCTGTTTGAAACATTCAGCTTCATCAGCAGGCCAAAGTTCTGCCCTGTATGTGGTAAGGAGACTGTTGTCAGAGCTGACATGGTGCCCGATTGGAGGGAACGGCAAAAGAGGAGCTGAAGTCCACCTAAACCTGGCCTTGATCCCTCCGAGAAGGCCTATCAAATACGTATAACCTGTTGACCTCATCCTCTCTTTTTCCTTCCATTTTCTCCTGATCGCGGCGGCGTATATTTTTATAAATACCTTTCCCGGTGAATAATCCTCCCTTTGCGATATGGGAAATGCCCTTATCGGAATCGATAGTAGCGGCCCGGACTGACCGATAACAGGGGATCAGTCAAGCTAGCTTGACAAGAATTCCATAGTCTTTGGAAGGGCTACTTTGCCAGAAGTGATTTTAGGTCGATTTCAGATAGACCAAGAAGGTTCTATAATTTACTACGTGCAACTTGCAGCCAAGCCTAAAAAGTTCTATGTCATTTTTCAGATTAAACAAAAAATGTCATAGAACTTAATCTACCATTCAAGCGCCATGCTCGATAGATTAAAATAGGAACTAACTAAGCTTAATGCAAGGAGTGCTTTTCCTATGGTATGCTCAGATGTGGTGCCAATTGGCTCCGCAGTGGCCTTGATGACGCGCGAGGAGAGATTAAGCGCGCTATCACCTAGCGAATGCGAGCACTTCCTTGAGAGCTTTAAGTACCATAAGGACATGCTGGTAGAGCTAGCCAGTAAGTAAACTCATTCCAGCTTCACAACCTTCTTTTTAATCCATTTCACTATTGCGTCTATCTCTTCCCCTTCAGGACATCTATATTCAGCAATCTTTATCATTACGCGAACTATTTCGGACCGGTCACTTCGATCGAAGCGATGGCCATTTTGCCTTAAAATGAGATCTGCCAACTCAAATGCGGTTCTCTTTTGGCCATCCCAAAAAGGATGACGATCGGCAAGAAACAAAGCTTGAGCTGCCTTTCTGAAGATATCAGGCTCATAATTGATGGCCTCGACCACAAAAAACAACGTGGCAGGATCACGTACCCCTGGTTCACCGCCGGTGTTTTCGATGAGAAAATCATGAATTTGGATAACCTTCTTTTCGGTGAGCCTTTCCATCGCTAATGCGATTTCTCCTAAGGTTTATGAATTATTTGAAAGCCGGATCAACTGTCATTTCAGGGGAGGGTGAGTAGGGACATTTTGAGGTATTCAAGATGATCCCCCACCCCAAACCATGTTTTTGGCATGACTGGCTATTCCCGCAGCAATCTCTGTATCTCCTCATGCAAGCCGGCCAGCTTCTTGGTGATAGGATGCTGCGGCCCGTACTCCTGCTCTGCCAGGCCCTTTATCCGCCAAGTCTCGGAGAGGAGCTTGCCGATCTCTTTTGTTATGTACTTGCGGTTTTGATCAGTCATAAGTCCACCATCCAGAAATCGCCTCCATATCCAAAGGGTTTTCGTGTGGTGAGTGAAGCCCTCAGCACACAAGTAAAGGCTGAAAGTAGATTTATGATTTATGAAATTCAGCAGTAGAAAAATGTAAGTAGTATATCAGCTTCTGAATTATGAATTATGAAAGTCATAGGAGTGGCTATCCAGAAAGGTGGCGTGGGAAAGACCACGACCGCGATAAACCTGGCCGCTGCCCTGGCGAGAAGGGGAAAGCATGTGCTTTTGGTAGATGCAGACCCTCAAGCCCATGTGACCATTAGCCTCGGCCTTGATGAATGGAGCCAGCCTTCGACCCTCTATGATGTCATGGTCCGAGGCAAGGCACTGAGCGAAGTCATCAAAACTACAGATACCACCGGCCTAGACGTTGTGGCCAGCACATACGACCTAGCAGGCGCAGAAATGGAGCTTTCGACCCAACTAGGGAGAGAGTACATACTGAGAAATGAGATAAATAAGCTGAAAGGCTATGATTTCGTTATTCTTGATGGCCCTCCAAGCCTGGGAGTGCTCACAGCTAATGTGATACTCGCCAGCACTATGCTTCTGATCCCGTTACAGGTAGAATGGCTCGCTATGACAGGCTACGCGCACCTTATCAAAACATTGAGTCTTATAGGTAGCCATCTGAAACACGAGCCAGAACAGCACATACTTTTGACCATGTACGACGGAAGGACAAAGACTAGCCAGGAAGTAGCAGGCCAAATTAGGGATTACTTCAAAGAAAAGGTACTCACTACGGTTATTCCCCGAAATATCGATCTATCCAGAGCACCTAGCCACGGGATGACTATTTTCCAATATGCTCCAGACTCCACCGGAGCCATAGCTTATTCTCAACTTGCGGAGGAGATCTTAAATGACGAAACTGGGTAAGGGCGCAGCAGCGATATTTTCACAGGCTGAAAGTCAGACTCTGAAAGAAGATGAAACAATAGCTGAAATTCAGCCTTCGGAAGTAGAAACTCATAAGATGAAAGATGAGATAGATGTAGAGGCCCTTAAACAAGCCATTGAAGAAGGAAAGAAATACCCGAAGGTGACAGTCTATTCCCCTATAATTGCTGCCGTTATGAGATATAGAGAGATCACGACACCCCGGTTTAAGCTGAGTCCAGAAGTCGAGATGCGCCTTGAAAAGGTTCTGAGAAAAGAAGACCCCAAATTATGGGCGGCAGTCGAGGAAAATATTCGTTGGAATAAACGGAAGAAATGAGAAAGCATGACTGAAGAAGAAAAGCCAACCACCAAGCCAGCACCCAAGCAAACCGGCCCGCATTTCATCCCCAAGCTCCGGGGCAAGAAGGTTATCATCAAGCTGATATCTGGCGGCCAGCCAGTCACCGGCAAAGTGGAGGGCTATAATTCCTACGAAATCCTCATCCAGACCGCCAAAGGACAAGTATTGGTATTCAAACACGCCATAGCCGTAATCGAGCCGGTGGACATGCCAAAACAACAAATCTTCACGCTAAACGAATGACATCTGTACAGTCACCTCGCGACCGTATTCTCTGGATACTCACAAGCAGCGGAGGCCGGATGGACAGGAGCAGGCTGAGGAGATGCACCGGGATCAAGCTTGCAGGCTTGAACCTGATCCTGGGAGAACTGGCCAGGGAAGGTAGGATCAAGATAACCGACGAAGTGATATCATTAATATATTGAATCGTTATTTTAAGTTTTAAGACCATGATCTCAGGCAGATCGGCACACAAAGCTTTTTCGTTGAACCTATCTAACTTAAAAGGAGAATAACGAGGGATGAGATGAAACTAATAGCAATCATAGCATTCTCGGCGCTACTGATAACGCCCTGCAGTACAGAGGATATTTTGGCGAGCGTATCGGCTGAGGGACATAATGATGCGGATTTCTTTTCAGACGAATCGAACACGTATACATACTCTAAAGACATTGATAGCGAGAAGGATGTCAAAGTAATCAAGGTTCATCTTAGAAATTCTCTAAGAGGCCCAGACCAAGACTATGCTACTGTAGATCGGGTTTGGCAAGTATCTGATACCAATCCCTCACAAGTGATCTTTAATAGTTTCGATGAATTCATCATCACTAGTAGCTCACCTCTAATGCTTCATGAAGGATATCAATTGGGACTTAAAATCGATACTAACCTAACAACTACGCTAGAATTATCCAAGGAAGGTTTTATTATTGATATTAAAAATATATCGTTGCCTGAGTCATCGGCTAATATCTTTGAGTCAGACCCTGTTTATTGGTATGAACGAGGACTATCTCTCTCAAAATCGTCGAATACTTATAATGAGTCAATTGAAAAATTTGACAAAGCCATAGAACTCAATCAATCCTATGAGTCTGCATGGTATAAGAAAGGTCTAGTTCAGTGGTGGCAAGGAAAGCCAGATGATGCTTTGAAGGCATTTGATAAGGTCATCGAGCTTAACGAATCAAACA